TTTATCGCATAATTTCTTAAATCAAAAAAGAATTTTTTAAAAGGAAAATATACCTTTGTATAAAGAAACTTCTGCCAGGTTCCTAACCATCTCCTTTGCATTGGTTTTTCCATACCCATAGGAGCGCCACTAATAAATCCAGCAGCCATTCTTGCTGTTTTTACTAATTTTTCATATTCTTTTTGTTCTTTTTCATACGGGCTTTTTGGTGTTTTTTTTCCGAACATTCTTGCCATATCATATCCTCTTAAAAAAAATGGTCTAAAGTTTACCCTTTAGACCATTTATATGATCCATTGAACTGTGTTCAAGCGTGGTTTTTATTGTTGTCCTTGTTTCTTTTGTTGTTCTGCTTTTTGTCTTATATCTTTTATCACTAAATTTATCATGGCTTCTCTTTCAAAATCAGCCATTTGATTACTTTCTGATATAGAGATATTTGCTCTACTTGCTAATATATACTGATCTTCAGTTATCATCTGTAATGTCACATCAGCACATAACAGATAAATTAGGAGAAAAAATCTTCCATAGGGACTTCCCTCCTTGACTTGTCTCCACAATGGGGGCACACTGTGTCAAAAGAAAAGTCAATACCGAAATCGTGGTCTTCAAACCATTCCCTAATTTTTTCTACTTCCCCCTGCGTAATATTATTTACTAAAAAAATCTTATCTTCAAGTAAAGGAATTTCTTTACCATCAGGAGTTATAATTGACTGTATAGCCATCGCAGTTGTAACAGTCATTGTTTCCGCTCTTTTTTGATTTTCTGTTACATTTTTCAAATTATTAGTAATTTTAAATGCTTCTTTTTGCATTCCCCTTGTAATTAATTCTAATTCAACACTTATAGTATCGTTTAATTTTACTACATTTTGTGCTATTGGAACTTCTACTTTCAATTCCACTTCTATTACTACAGGAATTTCCTTTTCTGGTTTCTTAACATGAAGTCCAGGTTTTATTTTAGGAGATTTTACTTCTTCTGTAATTTTTTTTGCTATAGGATGTTCGTCTTTTTTCTCATCCAATAGTTTATTTTTTGTTAATTTTAATTTTGTCAAATCAACAGTTTGACTTGATTGCGATTTACAAGCAGGACAAGATGCTTGAAATGTATATAAATTACCTTTTGTAATTTTTCTAAGTTCTGTTATCAGAAAAAATCTGTCCTGCAAATATTGTTTATCGGGTTCAAATCCAGGTGTAATAACACACTGTTTAAGTAAATCATCTAACGCATCTTCAATCGCACCCTGTTCATCTGTTGCACTTTCATATAAAAGCATTCGCTTCATCATTCCAGTTGTTATCGGTTTAATCTTTACTTTTTCCCCTGTTCCTGGTAACACACTGTCAAATTCATATACATTGAGATAATTCTTAAAAGACATATTTCCTCCACTATTTTATTTTTTATTCTTCAAATGTCTCATATCCAACAACTTTTGCATATCCACCCTGAACCATAGGAAAGGCTCCAGGTGCTAAAGATGATTCAAAAAATCTTCCGTGTCCTGTAGTTTGATCAAAATAAAAGAAAGGAACTGCAAAATAAAGAATATCTGTAGACCATCCTTTTTTCTTTCCTCCAGTATCAATAGGTTTTAAAAGTTCCAATATGGGAACCTTACCGCCACACCACCACCAATGTTTCGGTCCAAAAGTCTGAATTTTAAACCTAACACCAAGAGGTGAAGTTGCATATGTAGGATCTTTTGGATCAATTATTGCTTCCGGTATTTTAAAATCTTCCATATTTTTTCTCCTTATAATTTATTCTTTTCAGGTATTTATCATTACAATCCACTTATAATCGACCTTATACCCTTCTTTATTTCTACTTCTGTCTGACCAATAGATTTTCTATCAACTGTATGATACTGATAAGAAAAGGTAACATCAACTGTTGCTACATCATTTGTCGCATAATCAAGAGATACAGCATTCAATATCTTCGGCCATGCACTATATAATCTATAAACTGCGATTGGGTTTCCATCTCCACCAAGAAGAAGTGCTTCCTGATCTACCATATAATTTACAGGTCTTCCGTATGTATTTGTTTGCGGATTATGAACCATTGTCATCCAATCATTAAATTTTACTAAAACATCAGCATTTGAATCTACATTCATTGTTACAGTCCAATCCGAAAATGTTGTTGTTGCTCCAAACTTATATACTTGTCCGCCCCAATGGGATACGGTTTCATTAATATTTGATTCTGGAAGAGTTGTTGCTCTTACATAATATGAAAAATTCTCAGTTTTTTTCCCTAAATATGCAACATCAACGGCAGATTGTGCTGCCCCAACAGCAGCACCTTCACCTATAATTTTTAATTCATCTATTCCTAAATTTCCCGTAAGACCATTAGCAAGACCGCCTTGAATTGTAGATTGTATAACATTTGTATATCCTGGAAAATTAAGCCTTATAAAAAATAAATATGCTCTTGCTCCACCAAGAAACTTGCTCTTATACGTATTTATATCAAATCCTGCTATCGTCATATTAATCTTCTTCTTTTTTAGGTGGTTTTTTTCTTGATTTATAACCTTGATTCTTCATCCACCATGTAAGAGCCCAAGGATTATCAACATCAGAATTTTTTTTCATTGCTTTTACTGTTCCTTCCCAGCCTGGCGGCGTAATTTCAGAAAGAATTTCAGCATCCAGATACTTTTCAATTACTTTATCTATATCCATTCTATATCTCCTATTTACCTAAAATCCTGTTAAATCCTCTCTTAATTATATCACCAACTACAGGTGATGGTCCAGGTAATACATCATATCTTTGATATGAAAAAGTAACATCAACAACAGCAATTTCTTGTGATGAATAATCAAGTGCAACATCTCCTACTGATTTTGGCCAGCATCCATATAACTTATATGATGTAACACTATCTCCAGAATAACTTAAAAGATGAACTTCTTGATCTATCATATAATCCCTGATAGAACCTCTAAATCCTCTTTCAGAATTAGCAATCAATGATTGCCATTTATTAAATTTTTGAAGTAATGTTCCGCCTTCATCTACATTAAAAGATACAGTCCAATCATTGAACATTACATTTCCTGCCATTTTAAAAGGTAAACCAGACCAATCTATTACTTTCTCATCAAATGCCATTCCAGGTAAAGTAGTTGATCTAACATGATATGCTATCATATCATTTTCTCTATTTAATCCAAAAATATTTAACGCTCTTAAACCTGTTATCTGACCCATATTTGCAATACTTTTTGATGTTATATCACTAAAAGCATTTCCAACACTTGTCTGTAATTGCCCACCAAGACCAGTTAGTGGATTTGTAACCGGAGTACCAAATTTACTTATTGCATTATATTTCGAAACAATAGGTTCTGTAGCATTTCGTATCCTGTCTTTAATTCCTGATAATAATCCTAAATCATCATCCCTGCCCCCACCAGATGATTTACTCAATGTAGAATCAGTAGCAGGCAATACCATTACTACGAAGAATAAATACTGTCGAGCCCCACCAAGAAATCTTGTTTTATATGTTTCAATATCAAACCCAGGCTTCATTTATAAACCCTCTTAATCTATTTACACATTCATCTTGATTATTAACCCATTCATTATCATTTATTGTTAATAAATTAATACATAATTTTTTACATTGTTCTATTTTCTGGGTATCCTTAAATTGTTGATATAAATTAGAATGCCAATATAATCCATTAAATTCTATTGCTTTATTTAAATAAAGACAACCATTCTTGTTTATAATTATGTTCTTTATTACATATTAATTCAAGTTTTTGATATTCATTTTTATAGACACTGGATACTAATTATATCCAGTGTCTTCTATGAATTTTTTTACATAATCATATGTTAATTTTCTTGACATTATTAACCACTGAATGCAGGTGTAACACCATAAGATGCCTTATCAGTAACATGATACATGTATGAAAATGTTACATCAAACTGTGCTATATCATTTGATGCATAATCCAATGTAATCGGACCCATCATTTTTACCCATGCACCTACCAATTTATACTTCATAATTGGTTTACTATCTAAATTTAACAATTCAATCTGTTGATCTGCTAAATATGTAGATGGGACATTGTATAAATTTGTTGTTGGATCATGAATCAAGTTCATCCAATTCATAAACATTGTATTAATATCTGAATTAATATCTACATTGAATGTAATTGTCCAATCAGCATATGTATATTTTCCCGCAACCTTATAGTCAAAACCCTGCCAGTTAAGCATAATTTCTTCTGTTGTGGTTTCAGGTAATGTTGACGATCTTACAAGATATGTTGCTCTTTCCGTATCAGCTCCCGCTACTCCTGCGGGAAAATTTGGTTTAACATAAAACAAATACTGCCTTGCACCGCCCTGAAAAGATGCTCTATAACTGTCAATATCAAATCTTGGCATTTTAAAATTCCTCCAATTAAATATGGACCCCCCACTATGGGGGGTTTAGTTTTTATTAACCTGATGTTGAAGCACCCGCTAATTCAGTAAATGAAGCACCTGTCTTTGTTGCAATAAAGTTCAATACAATAAATTCAGCCGCTCTTGTTGGTTTGATATAAAGATCGCACCACAATTCATTTCTATCAATTCTTTCGGGTGTGTTGTTTGTTTCATCACAAATGATCATATATTCATAAATACCTCTTCTTGATCTTACATCTCTCAAGAATGGATCAATCATATTGACCATTAACAATCTTGTCAAGTCATCATTAGGCTCAAACAAGAAGTATTTTGCAGCAGTTGAAATCGCTTTTTCCAAAACAATAAACAACCTTCTTACATTTACACGATTAAATGCAGATTCCTTATCCAACATAGTCTTCTGACCCCAAACAACTTTTCCCTGTCCTGAGAAGCTAACGATTGGATTAATTCCTGCTTTATAAATCAAATCCCTTTCTGCTTGTGTTGGATTCCAAGCTAATCTTCTAACATTACCAAGAATTGCTCTATTAAGACCAGCAGGTGCAAACCAAGGATCAGATACATCATCAGTATTTACATAGATACCCGCAACGTGACCGGATGCAGGAATCCAACGGTATTTTCCATTCCATTTATCATATACTTCAAGCCAGTTACCGTAAACTGATGAATAACTTGAATTTATATTCAACGTATCTCTTCTCCATGTTCTCATATCAGTTGCTTCTGATCCGTTATTATTAATAACGTCTGCATACGGAACATCCAGAACTGCGATACAGTCTTTTCTTCCTGCCGCAAGAGTGTCCATATAACCTTTAACAGTATCAGATTTATTTGAATCAATAAGAATATTAACATCAATTTCTTCTGCGTTTGCATATAAATCAAAATCTGACTGAATTAAACCATCCGTAACAGTATCATTTCCAGATGCAGCATCAACACCACCAATAAATACTTGCCATGAACTTGTAGAAATAACCATTGTTTCATTTTTCTGATTTGGGTTTAATGCAATTCTAATATAATTAGACTGTTGATTGATAACTGTTTCTGCAAAAGTTTTTGTTCCCTGATCGTTTGTTCTATTTTCATCAGTCGAAACATTCCATACTTCTTTCAATATCCAATCTGTACTTGCTGTTGCTACACTTCCACCTTGATTACATACCTGAACAACAATCAAAAAATCTTTACTATCTTGCAAGGGGCTATCAACATCTGCTAATACAGAATATGTTTCCCATGTAGAATGTCCACCCGATGCAATTTCAGTATATGTATTATAGTCAATTACAGCTACTCTAATTTTATTTCCCCAAAGGCCTCTTGACGAAGCAATAAGCCAAAACGGATCATTTCCTGTTGCTGAAACCTCATTTCCAAATTCATCAGGATCTTCACTTGCGAAATCCGAAAGTTTATATGGAGTAGCATATGCGTTGAATGTTACTTCTGACCCACTTACAGCCCTTGCGCCTGCGAAAGTCGCTGAGGCCGGCATAGTTCTTGTGCAATACAGAGCATTACCAAATCTTAAAAATCCTGTTGCAGCCAAAATATCCTGATAACAATTAGCGGTATTTGTGGGCTGACCAAAAGTGTCAATAAGATCGTTGGTTGAAGTAATCAACCATTTCTTTCTTTCTGGTCCTTTGTAGGTTTCTCTAAGAATAGCAACTCCGATTGATGTCGCAACTGCCGGTATAGTAGTAGATAGGTCAATTTCCTTTACATCAACCAATGGGCTTAAATAAAATGCCATTTCTTTTTCCTCCTAAATTATAACATAAGTCTGTCTCATAATAAGAGATGCAGATATTTTTACCAAATATCCCTCTCTCACTATCTATTTATATTTCTTTATTTGAAATAAGAAAAGAGTTACAAAGTTATTATTTTATTACAAGATACTACGAGACTGATCTGGGATTATTTTATAGGTGGGTTATTGACAAAATAGTAATCAATATCATATTTCATCATTTTTTCTGCATCTTGATCTTTTTCTTTTTGCGATTTGATTCTTATTTCATTTTTCTGGAAGTTATATTCAACCCCATGTGCTTTTTTCATTGATTCCTTATACTTTTTTTGCACTTTAGGATCTGACATTGAACATGACGGAGAACAAAATACCTGTTCTTTTGCTCCAAGAAATATGTTTCCACAAGAACAAGTATTTTTATAATATGTTTTTTTCTTACTCCTGCTTCTATAATTTCCATCAGGAGTAAGAAACATATCAAAAGCCTTTATATTTTCATCTGTAAATAATATTGAACGGGACATAATTATTTTTCAAATGTTACATAACCTAATTTTGGATCGGTATGTATCATTTTCCACCCATCCATTTGTAATTTTTTTGCTTCTCTGCTATCAATTTTTACTCTCTTATATTGTTTCTTTTCTTCCCTCAAATATTTATCTACTATTTTTTCTATACTCATATTACTTTCCTTCTTCATAAACCCCTGTAATTGTTTTTTCTTCATAGTAAGTGTATCAATTTCGTGTTTTATATCATTTATCATTGCGCTTTCATCAGGGGTTCTATCTGATTTACTTTTCAAACGATCATATTTTGTTTGAAGATTACTTATATCCTTACTGAATTTTGCTACATCATTCATTTCTTTTCCCCCTCTATCGCATCCGCTTTGGTTTTATGCATCGTTCCGTCTGGATGATTTGGTGGAGAATAAATGGTATACATTTTCAATGGTTCCGATCCAACATTGATTACATTATGAAAAGTTCCTGCGGGAACAATAACGGCTTCACCATTACTAACAACGTGTTCTTCTTTTTCATTGAAAATAAATTTTGCTTTACCTTTTTCAATTCTAAAAAATTGATCTACTTTAGGATGAACTTCATCTCCAATATCTTCTCCAACATTTATATTCATTACAACAAGTTGATTATATTTACCAGTAAACAAGACCTGTCTAAAATAATTATTATCCAATGTCAATTGTTCAATATCACCAACAAATCCTGTTGTTTTAGCCTCTACAAGATATTTTTCATATATATTTTTCATTATACCTTTTCCTCAATCTCAAAGCGGTCATATTGCATTGTCGTATTACATTCAAGAATCATTTCACCCTCTCTTTGGGACATTGACACTTCTCCAAGGGCTTGAATCCAAACATTTTTAAAAAATATTCTTAAAATTTCTTTATTAAAATTATCTATAATACTCAATGAACAATCAATAGCATATTGCTGTGGTCTTTTATTATATGAATCCGTATTGTTGTTTATATATACCAACCATTTGAATAAAGATTTCCAATTTTTAAATTGATTATCAACAATAAAGGAAAAGGTCCATGTATCAAAAGTAACACTTCCAGATGCCATTTGCATTTTTGCAGCCTGCCATCTTTCCTCTGTCTGATCAAGTGTAACAGTAGGAATTATTGTTCCGAATATATCCAAAATTAATTCTTTTGTTGCAGACAAAGAAGTTTCAGTAGGTAACAACGGAATAGTTAGTTTATAACTTACCGGAGTAGCACGATTTATAGTTACTGTGTTTACAGCCATAATATTACCTTATTTCAATTTATCCTTGGCGTCTTTTTCCGTTTTATGTTGACTATATGAAAAACCAGATTTTTCACCAAAAATATGAAAATATCCATCTTCTTCCTCTACATATTTCTTTTCACCAGGAATTGGTTTTAACTTTGCATATTTATCTTCAACCAAAAATTTTCCAAGCCTTTTTTCAATTGATTCATCTTTCTTTTTCGGAGAAAATCGTTCCAATTGTTTTTTCGGAGCATCCAATTCGGCTTTGATCCTTTGCGCTTTCTGTGTATCTTTCGCTTCTTTTGCACGATCATACTGCTGTTCAATAGTATGAATTTGCTTTCTCAACTGTTCTATTTTCCCGCCCACGTTTCCTTCCATAATTATTCTCCTAATCGAATATTTCGAATTTATATGTAATAACCCCTGTATTTGGATCTTTTGCTAATCCTTCAAGATACATTACTTCATCCGCTCCACTTGCTGCCGCTGATGAGAATGTTGATGTTGTGCTTCTTTCATTAAAATCTGTTTCAGATGTATATATATTATCAATTATTTTGATAATAGTTTTTTCATCATCTTCCATCTTTTTAAACACATAACCGTGAACCATAAAATTTATTGACCATCTGATAACTCTCCAATCCTCTTCCCCGTATTCAGATGTCTCATCAGGGTTACTGCTTTGTAAAACAACCTTGATTTCCATATCAACACCAAGTTCTGGAACATTAATTTTAACAAATGCGTGAGGAGAAAAATATGGTAAAATTTGTTCAAGAATCTGGTCAAGGTCAACCATAAAAAGCGTCCATATATTCAAATTGATACCAAAATTATAAGGAACTGCATTATAAACTCTCTTTACTATATGGTTAGAAGAATCCTCAGTAACTATAATTTTTTCTTTCATATTTGCCATTCTGTCTCCTGCAAAATCAACAGAGACAACTTCAACAGCAAGCATTGGAAGAACTTCTTCTGTTTTTCTTTTTTCTTTCAACCAATAAAATGCTTTTTCTTTCGGACCAAACTTTATAGGAACACCTACATATCGTTGAATAGTCCCTTGTTCATCATATCTTGCGATACGCATATTGGCAAACATTTCGATAAACTGAACGAATGTTTTTCTAATTATGTTATAATTATAAAAATCTTTGATAAGTCAACTCCTTTACCAACTCTTCTGTATCAAAAAATTTGATCGACTAAATTCTAATCTATCTACAAGTTTCAATACTGAACCATCATTATCAATTACACAGAACCCCTCTGGAGCAGAAACACGATATTCACCATCACTTGTTTTGATCAATGCTTTGATATTATCAATTTTCTCAAATCTACGAATGTAAATTAATTTTATTATTATGAATAATGAATAAATTGTTATAGCATTGATAAAATCATTCTTATATGTCTTCATGAATGAGATTATTGCATCTCTTTCAACCTCTCTACTTTTCTTCGCCTTATCTATTTTCAATTTACTTATTTCACTTTTATATTTATCATTTATCCAAGCAGAAAAATCATTTATAAACACTCCTGGATTTTCAACTGGTTTACCTTCTTTTACATATACATTATTGAACATCTTCAATAGATCAAATAATTTACTATCTCTCAATTGACTGAAAAATCCTGTGTCAATTCTTGCAAATAAATCATTTATACTATCAATATTCGTATCTATTGCTTTTTGTTCATTCCTTTCCAAATTGACGATACCTGATATATCTTTTATGTAAGCATCCTGTATCCATATATCTCTATTATTGAAATGAGATGTTACATCAATATTGAATTTTGCTGATAATAATTGAAGAGATTTTCCCGTATACTCTGTATGAATAACGATACCCATCTTCGAAGCCCTAATCTTTTTTGCAAGAGATGAATCATCGTCAGGTATAGCATAGGTAATTGTATTTGGAGTAAAAGTAATAAAAGGATCACCGTCTATATTCTCATTCTTCTTATCATCTGTAAAAAGTAAATCTCCCTGATACATCGTTTTGATATTCAATTTTGAAAGATACTTCAAACATACCTTCAGTTTTTTTGCAAGAGTAGGAGAGTGTCCAAAATTTTCATCAATCTCCTTATCAGTTCTACCAAGTTTTGGTGTAACATTGAATAAAGATTTTGTACTCACAAAAAACTTTCCATCTTCTGGATTTTTACCGAAGATAACTGCGGGAGCACCATCCCATTTTACGGTTATTGATGTATTCTTGAATTTTGCATCACCAGTAAGCATATCCTTTATGGAATATGCAATTGCTATATTTTGTTTTATTCCTTGCGCCCCCATATTGAAAACATTATCTTCGTAATGTTCAATATGTTTATTTACACTTTCCTCTTTCAACATTTTTCCTCCAAATAACATATTTTTTATTTTCTCATACAGTTTTTTCATACCACCAAAAAGTCTCAGGATTTCTTCTTTTACATTCTTTTGTTTCTTGATCAATAATCCTCTCAATGTCTGAAACCATTGATGGTTATCAAGACCCTTCGCCACCATCTTCTTATATGAAGCAAAATCATTTCTCGCAAGTGTGTCTCTAACCTTTCCTGCGGATACATCCTTTTCAGTTCTTTTGATTTCATCTGCAATAACAGAATAATCTTCTTTCTTGAATTGTTTCATATAGGAATCAATTCTATCCGTTCCTGCAATTATAGCAATACCGTGAACTGTATTGATATGGTTCTCTTTGATAATATCTGGAAGATAACCTTGCCTTGCCAAGAGAGGTTTTACTCCTGGATTTGTAATATGTAATAATTTTTTTCTCTCGTCAAATGTCAAAAAATTCTTCGACAAAAGAGAAGTTTGCATTCCCTCTATAATAACAACATAAACCTCCGCATATTTCGATAAAGAAAGATTGATAATTGCCTGATGCGCTCTTGTAGGAGGGCTCATTCTACCAACAAATATTCCAATCATTTTATTTTTCTCTAAAAATAATTCAAGTCTCATTGATTATTACTTTCTCCATATATATTATACCACATTTGTTAGTATCCGTAAATCTTCTTATCTAAATTAGTTAGGGTTGTATCTATGGTTGTGCTTTCTTCACTTACAGACTCATTATCACCATATGTTCCTGAAGGCGGTATATCTGTAGTTGTCATAGCATCCGCATCTGCTCCTTGTGAAGAATAACGGAATGGTTTCAATATCAATAACCAAATGAGTTTTCTCAACTGGAAAATTTTATCATCATCATCAACGTGTGATACTTCAAAAAGCCTATTCATCCAAGGAACATATATAGCATCACCTATATTCGGGATCATTGGTTTATTATTTACATCAATTCCACCAGAAACATCCCTTGAAAATGTTCCCTGCGGAATATGAGCAACAATAATATCACCACCAACCATACCAAAATTAGACCATAAGTTAGGTTCTTCACCTACATCATATAAGATTTTTGTCGTTCTTGCAGCAGCAAAACCTACCAAATTCATTTCACCATATATTTGATCATAATTAGTTATAGGTGTAGTTCTCATATAGTATTGAATTTCAATTCCTGCTATATCAGTAAACTCCATAACAAGTGATCGTGCTAATTCATGTTCTGGATTTTCTTGAATGTCATATAATGACCATTTAGGTTTTGCAATTCCAGGTAAATTTGTTCTTGGGGGCATTTATTATTACCTACTCAATCTAAACTTTGGACAAATACCAAGGCTTCTCACATAGATATCATTATGTTTATCAAAAAGCGTATGTGTTTTTATATTTTCTATATTTCTACAATATATATGTTCATAATCGTGTTCAGCATATTCACAATTATCACAACACGGTAATTTATTTTGTTCTTTATATTTGATTGCTTTCGTCCAATCCATACTAAATTCTGTAAGATATTTTTCAAATGTATCCATTCCTAATCCTCTCTATACATGGGGCATAAACCGAATATATGAACCAGAACATACCCCTCTCTTCTATCAATAATACCATCCATCTCAGATGTTATATTATCTTCTATTTTCTTTACAAAATCTTTATTTGTACAATAAACAATTGTATCTTTTATTTTAGAAAATTTACAAGTAGAACAACATTTGATTTTTTGATACTTATATCCGGCATGTTTTTTAAGAAATATAATCTCTTCATCAACATCACCGAATTTTTCTATATGGTCTTCTAAAAGGTATTTTTGTAATTTCATTTTTTATCCTATAACTATCCAACCACCCTCAAATGTTTCTTCAGTTCTCAGTTGCTCATCAAGTTTTTCCATCTCCGATGTTCCCTCCGAAATCAATGCATCTCCATCAAGAGACAATCCTGTATTACCTATTGAAGTAAAATTTGCGAATTTTGAACGAACTCTACCAAGAGTAATTTTACATAATGCGGTTGAATAGTCAACTATCCACATTTGAGTATAAATATCATCATCTGTTCCTTCAATTTTATATCCTCTACATAAAATATATCCAGGTGTGTTATAATAAACCGTACTACCAGAATATATCGTTCCACCGGAAGGAGGTGGAGGTTGAATTTCAAGTTGATTTGTATACGGATGATACGCAAAATTATAAGCATCAACAACATATCTTTTGACAGTATCCAAAAAATCTCTCGCAATATGATAAGAAACAAGAGTATATCCAGTAGATGCTCCACGCATCAATAACTGATCATACATACCCTGATTATATAAATAATTTTCCATTGTAAATAATGTATTGATTGATCCTGCGGTTCGAGTTTCATAACCGATAACTTCTACAGTATTTGACGGACAATCATATAAGGTCTGTCCACCAGATAACATAACAGCAAAATAATATTCCTGCGTTGCATTCCCAACAGCCCATTTTATCCATCGAGCCCTTGCATAGTCTATATGATCTTCAATCTGACTTGCATCTAATTCCACCTTTATCATAGGATATCCCAGTCTTTTCTTTATTCTCTCTATCAGATCACTTTTTTTCATTCTTTATTCTCCTACGACATAACTTTTGCAGATACAAATTTTGCTGTTGGTTTTTGCTGTTCTGCTTTTTCCTTCGCTTGTTTCTGATCTTTTGCACGAACAACAAAAGAATATTCCCTCTTCTTCCCTGTTTTTTTCCAGGTCAATGTTTTATCAACCATCATGACTTCCCATTCACCTGTCTCATGATCTTTCTCTGTCAAATAATTTGATAATCTCATTTTTATTTCCTTGTATGTATTTACTCTCTTATATTTATAATTATCTATCTCTAATTACCCAAGAGAAGTCATCAACATAGGTATCTGAATCCGATAAAATTCCCCAAGTATCATCTTCTTCTTTTACATCATTGACAACTCGGAGAGTTGCTGTTTCATCCAGAACATTCATTTGAAATATAGCAGTAGACCAATACAATGCTGATACAAGATCATCATTTATATCCTTTCCAAAAAATCTACCATTTTCTTCAACAAATGCACCAAGCTCTTCTACAGTTCCTTTATCAATAATTTCCAATTGTCCAGACTCAATAAGTTTTTTCATATAAAGAACAACAGCGGGTTTTGATTTTCTATTAGCCCTCATACCTAATTCACGTGTTTTATTTCCATAATTTACCAATCCCGCATTTTCAAAATCCCACCATAAACCATTGACAACAACCGATCCTTCAGCATTATTTTCACACATAATATATGCTTGATTATAATAAACTGCGATTCTATGAACAACTTCTGTAAAATTATATACGTCTATCGTATTATTTTGATATGTTGCTACTTGTTTACATTTTACAGGTTGTAAACCTATCATTCTTATTACCTGTATTGTAGAAAAATCTTCTCCAGCACCCGTAGCAACATCAACACCTATTGTATATTTGGCACCAGCCAAAGGTTTCTCATATACTCTAAACGCACCGCCAAGTTCTTGTGACCAAGTTTCAGAATACTTACTGAATAATGTTTCAAGTACAATTGTATCAATAAGTGTATTATTAGAACCTAAAAATTCAACAGCAAATTCTTGTGCAAATCTTGTTTTACCCAAGTTTCGCAACTGTTCTTTTGCCCATTCATCACTTCTTCCTGGAACGTCTCTCCAAGTAGATTTGATATATTTAAATTCATTTTCCCCTCTTTCTGCTTGTGAATATATCTGATGAAATAAATTAAAAATACCATTGGGGGTAGATATAATACAAATTTTTGATTCCTGAGAAGCGGAAATTGTAGGATAGTTTGCAGACCAAAATCCTTCTGCAACATTCTTACGAACAAATGCAAATTCATCCATAACCAATAGGTTCAATGTTCTACCACGAAAAGCATCTTCCGATGTTGCAGAAACTATAACTCTTGAACCATTATCAAAAGTAATAAATGTTTTGCTATACTCTCTTACTCCAGGCTTCAACCATCCGGGCAACTCTTCATACATAAGTTTTATTCTATGTAAAATATCTGTTGCTGATGTTTGTTTATTTGATACTATACCAACAGTTTTATCAGGAAAAAATAACGCATACCATAAAGCATAAATCGCAACTACTGTCGTTTTTCCTGATTGACGAGACAATAATGAAATAATAAACCTATGCTTCTGAAACATTTTAAGAATTTTTCTTTGATATTCATATGGATGAAAAAGAATTCTTCCCCTATCTGGATGAATGATTTTTACATACTTGAGAAAATGCCAGATATCTTCTGAACATTTTCCCAATTCTGCGATTTGATCCAATGAATATTCATGTTCTTCGCCTGGTCTTTTTACATTTTCTGTATATCTGATCGTCATAAATAAAAATCCTCCAATATATTACTATATTATTTATATCAGAGGATTGTCCAGAAAAAAGAAAACCCCAATATATTACTATATTGGGGTCGTGAGCCGGAGAGTTTTTTCATTATTGGAGAATGATAATTTTTTCTTGGCTCAACATCGGATTGAAATATGTAAGGTTGGTTGATTTAGATTTCTTTTTCATTAAACTTGAACCCCCATCTTTATCTACAGTATCAACACCTTTAGCGTCTACTTTATAAATTGCATCTTGTCCCTTTCCAGGGCCCACTTTACATCTCAACATAACGGGTCTACCCCATAAAAAGTAAATATGTTTCAAGGTTTCAATACAATACTTTTCATCAAGACGAAGATCATCATTTGAATGGATCATAAGCAATGATCCATTTCCATCATAATTTCCATTGATAATTTCAATCTTTGGAATACCACTATACGAAAAACTTGTTACAATAATTTTTCGTATTTGTTCAATTGTATGATCTGTTCTAACCCATTTTTCAATATCACCCTGTCTAACTTTTTGATAAATATACATATCCAAATCATCAATAAGTTTATTAGTCATAAAATCCTGCATAAAAAACCAATCAGTATATGTTTCAAGAACAGAATTTACTTTTTCCATACCTTTCATTTCTTTTGTATCCCATGCTTCTTTTTGAACATAATCGGTACAATTATCATATTCAGTTCCATAACGACCCTTATCCCATCTTTCCTTTATATCTTTCCACATTTCCCTACCAACAAGATAAGGATTCATAGTCATTCTCAATTTTGCAGTTACAAGTGAATTAGCATAATTATATTGACCATGTTCATCAGTTGTAAGAACATCCTCAACAAATAATTGAGATATAATTTGTTCATGAATCCAAGTGGCATATCCTTCGTTCATCACTTTAGTTTTAATAATAGGCCAATAATATTGACCTTCCGTTCTTAAAGTTTCCAGAATATCTTTCTGCCAATTATCAAGATATCTTGAATTATCAATAACATATCTCAATATATCTTCAACTGGTTCAACAGGGGTTTTCATTCTCAATTCCTGCCAAATTTTAGAATTTATATGTTCCACTTCTTTTTTTTCTTCAATTTCAGAAACACCTATTGTAAGATCATTAAATTCGTGCTTTGTTTTTCTTAGAGAAACTCTTTTTTGTTCATAAACTCTTTGTCGAGCAGCCTCTTCCGATTCATTATAAAATGGATCAGAATGAAATTGAAGAGCATGTGCCGCATCTACAGTTTTTTCAACCGCATCATAACCATAAAGCCTTTCATATTCATTGAAACGAACATAAGCATCCGCAAGCAAACCAATAATATCTCTTCTATTATTCTTGAACCATTTATTCATTGTAAAAAAATGTACATGACCGACAACATGAGCCATGACCAATGCTTGAACAGCAAGAGGATTTGAGTTCATCAAATATGCTCTCGCAGGACAATCATTGATAACAACTTCCATTGGAATAGAGTCACCATGTTCATACATGGTTCTAATTTTCTCATAATCTCTTCCAAATTTCCAAGAAGAAACTTGTGTTGGTCCACGGTAAGCCATAATTTCTAACATCTTTGGGGGAGGCACAACATCCCATTCAATAGGACAAGGTTTCAATCCCATTCCGACCGCAATCTGATTTATCCTATCTTCAATTTTTATCAACCGTTGAAGGTCTTCATGTGTCATCTTTTTTCCCCTATTTCTTCTTCTCAAAGAGAAGATGTTTCAATGCAGGATAAACATGTTCCCTGCTTTTTATTATTCCCGCCAACATATGAAGTTCTTCATTTTTATAAAATTGTGTTCCTTGTTCAGAATGAGTATCAAACGGAAACGCTTTTGTTATATAACCAAGTAAAGATTGACCTGGGCTGAACCCATATCCAGAATCAACTTGAAGTTCCATATATCCAAACATATTGATTTTTCTATCAACAAGTTTACGAATTGAAACAATCGTTTTATTCGAATCAAAATCTTCACCATCAGAAATGTAGATTACATAAACATTCCAAGTATCAAGAGGAAATTCTGTTTCAATCAAATAATCTGCAAGATCAAGTCCTGTATGACAGTATGTTCCCCCGTCTTCCCCTTTTCTGAAAAAATCTTCTTCACTTACAACCTTTGCATCGGTTGTATGGACAACAAATTTGATAGCAACATTATTATATGCTTTTCGAAGAAACTCAACCATCCAAAACAACATTGAACGAGCAAGATATTTTTTATCTGAAGTCATCGAACCAGAAGTATCCATAACAGCAATTACAGCCGCATTGCTATGAATTTCCATATCTTCTTCAATTTGTTTGAATCGAAGATCATCATCCTCAATAAACATTGCACCCGAAGGAGATTTTAGCGTAAGATTTCCAGTTTTTACAAGTTCAATTGCAACTTGTAAATCCCCCTTTGCTTCTTCAAGAGATGCTAAAGCAATATCTTCTGTACATCCAGTTTCCTCAATAATCTCATAAGCAAACTCCATCGTTCTCTTGATTGCTTCTTTGAGTGTTCTATGTTTATGTATTCGGGGATGAATACCCACCTTCGAAATTGTATCAAACTTCCATCCCTTCGGAACAAGATGTTCAGTCTTTGTTTTTTCTTCAATATAAGGTAAACCTAATTCATCAAACATGATCTTGATAAGATAATCAAGATCAACTTCGGTTTCCATATAATCTTCACCGGCTTGATTTCCTGCTTTATTTCCATTACCCGCTTGTTTTTCATCAAGAACATCCCCTGCTTTTCCTTTTCCTTGACCAATTCCCCCTTGGCGATTTTCTGGAATACCGTAAACAAACCTGTAATCACGAAGACCCTTTACAGGAATTTTTACTTTTCTTCCTTCTTTTCGAGTAATAATAGATTCATCAGCAATAACATCTCTGACATTTTTACGTATAGCATCATCTATTTTTTCTCTATGTCTCTGGGCATCCTTCATTCCTTTTTCAGACAAGTCCCAAGAATCATGCGGAACAATCGCCATAAATATTCTCCTCTAAAAATTATAAGGGGTCAATGACCCCTTAGTTCTAACTTTCTTTACGAAGTATTTCTCCGACAAAACTCAACAATCTTCCAGCGCATTCATCGCAATAACCGTGTTCTCGTAGATTTGCGATTGCAGTTCCCCTGCGTCTTTTCGATTTATCATCGGATACTGTTCTATCCGCAATAGTAAGGGACACAACATTTTTGAGATCATGAATCAATTTCTTTTCGATACCTTCACGAAGAGGACCATAATCTTTGAATGTAAAGAGTAAATGTTTTTCCAATTGTCCTGCTTTGTAAATAAAAATACCTTTACGAAAATCATCCTTCGAAGGAACAGGAATCCCAATAGGTTCTTCAATTGACCTCATCAATTTTTCATCAGGATCACTTGTTTCCCCTGTAATAGTATCGGTTACTTTTTCTTTACGAACATATGAAGTAACATTTGACATATAATTTTCAAACAAAGTCTGCGCTTGTTCATCGTATGCAGATAAGAAAGACATATTTACTTCTTTCTTTGCAAACTGCTTGAACTCATAAGCAACAGATTCTTTTTCACCTACCAAAAGATTGATATATCTCACCTTATCTTCATCATTGACTCCAATATGATGATCAAAATTCTGGCGTAATGCACGAAGAATATCAATAGCATCAACGCATTTTTTTTCCTCTTTCATTCCCAATGCAATATTTATAGCATTGATAATGAAACGGGGAGATACCCCTGACATTCCTTCACCTTGAACACGACCTTCTTCACGCAAAGCCTTTATATCAACTTCTTGTTTTTTCATTTCCTCACTAATTTCTCCATCATAGATTCTCATCTTTTCAACCAATGAAGAAATTTTATTTGATTGTTTCAAGCGAGAAAGAACAGCAAATTGAGCGGCTACTTTCAATGCTCCTGGTGAAATATGAATATTACGGAAATCAGATTCTGAAATCATTTTTTGATAAATTTTGATTTCATCACTTACCTTGACATTCCAAGGAACCATAATCGGATACATACGATCATGAAGAGCCTCATTCTTTTTATCCGCTTTGAAAATATCATACTCTGTCTGGTTAGTATGAGCAAGAATCAAAGTATCAATATACATCTGTGGAAATCCAGGTGATTTGATAACCTGTTCCTGTGCGGCGGTGATAAGAACATAATGGAATTTTACATCCGCTTTCAGAATTTCAATGTATTCGATCAAACCACCATTAGCGATTTGAATTTCACCATTGAACTGATATGCTCTCGGATCAGTTTCACCAAAGCGGGTCATTTTAGACATATTGACCCTACCAATCAATTCAGAAATATCCTGTGACTTAGGATCAGAGGGTTGAAATGTTCCAATACCAACACGCTTTTGTTCAGAAAATTTGATTTTGGAAACAGGAATTTCTTCCCAATGTTTTTTCTCATATTCCTGTAAACATACAGGACATAAGGTTCCTTCAATTTTGACCCCTAATTCTTTTTCCCAATAATCTCTTACATCTTTTGGGATAACATGAAGAGGTTCTTCATTGATAGGACAATTTTTGATTGCATATTTATCAACAGGATCATTTTCCAATCCTCTTTTGACAAGAGAAGCAATCGTAGATTTACCAGAACTAACAGGACCAACCATAATAAGGATACGTTTTCCTGTTTCGGTTCTACGGGCAGACGCTTTGAGGAATTTCATAAGATCATGGATAGCCTGATAACTACCATAAATCTTTCCTGAAAAGAATTTGTATTTGACCAAATCCTCATATCCCCTGATCTTTTCTTCAGGGGAAACATCTTCAACACCATAATTTACGATCATATCATAAATTCTTCCAGGTGCAAAATTTGCAATTTTCGGATTTTCTTTTACTTTTTGTAAATAATCAAGAACAGAGCCTTCCCATTCGGTATTATCAACCTTCTCCCTCTGTTCCAGAATTACCTGCCGATATTCCTGCATTGACATTATCATTCTCCTTTACCTCTCCTTCGTATAACAATTTTTCCTTCTCTTGGGATTTCTCCCTTATTACTCGCAAAATAGATTCTCGATCTGCTATGAGAATATTATTCTGACTTCTTGGGGCACCACTTTGCAACAAACCAATCTTTTCTTTTATATCAAGTTCCCTTTGTTTCAAATCCAAAAATTTAGTCTTTAGTGAGAGTGTATCATATTCTAATTGAGTTGTAAATATTCTTTCTGCGGCTTGTGTGATTGAATCCAACATTTTTGCGGCGACTTCAACCTGTCTTGATTCGATACTGTCATCTTCATCTATTTTTCTTTCAAGTCTATCAAGAAAGCGATTAGCCCTATCAATATTATTATAAAGAATTTGGGCGGGATCACGGGCAGGAAGATACACTGGCATTCCTGAAGATGGTTTTTCAATTTCTTCTGAAATATCAATGACTTCTAAACCAAATTCTTCTTTCAGTTTACTATCATTTATTTCCTGCATAATTTCCAATTCCTTCATATAGTATAACATAAAATTGACAAATTGTAAACATATATAATGTATTTATAAAAATAAAAAAACCCTCGTAGGCTTTCACCTACAAGGGTCTATGTGAACTCAGTTATCTATATAGTTTACTGGGGTAGGTTGAATACAGTGATCTTGTTGTAATACAAGTTCGCACCAAAGATGTGTGAATGCAAAGCATAACGGCTCATCAATCCAACGGTTGGATGGAATGACTGTTCGAATATGGTTTTGCTAACCATCAACTGAATATAAGGAAGATAAATAATACCCGCATCATATTCTGAAGGGCCCTTGTAACCAACTGTGCAATAGTCAGATGTTGCGAATGTGTCTCTGAATACAGTGATACGACCATCAAGCGAACCCATTTTTGATACACCGGCAACCAAAGTATTCATATCACCATCGGTTGGGTGAATTACGAATGAGGACAAAGATTCCAATGCTGCGCATGTCATAGGAGATGCGATTACAAAGTTACCTGCTCCTCTACGGGTGTATACTGCGATCAAGTTTGCTTTACGGACAACCATGTTATACAGAGTTCTGTATTTTTCTGACTGCCAACGACCGTCTGCGTCTGCGGGGTTGTTATAATCCCAACCAGATGATACGGCAACAGTATTAATTCCAGTGATGATTTCACGGTCAATTTCTGCCGTAATTTCATACGCAAGAATGTCCAACATTTCTTCTTCAAGATCAAGACCATGCATCGCCTTCAAATCCTGAGCTACTTCTAATGACCATCTGCTTCTTAGTTTACGGGTCTTTGCTTCGACCTGTGCTTTTTCAACAGTCATATTTACTTCTTTGATTGCGGTTCCTGCACCTACACCAAGACCAATATCACCAGTTACATTTGAACCCAAAAGTTCATATGCGCTTGTTAATGCTGATCCAGAATAACTGGAATCCATCTTGTTGTATCCAAGTTCATCTGCTGGTAGAGATGATGTTGTAGCATCAAGATTTTTTACATTAGGAGTAGGAAGTGGACCTGAACCTGAATAGGTTGATCCAGCCCTGAATCTCAAAGCAAATGCCAAACCAACCGGACCTGTCATTGGCTGAACACCAACGATTTCGTGTGCGATCAATTCGGGAAAGGTTCTTCTTACCATTGGGATAGCAATGTGATGAAAATCACCGCTATGTGCATACCCAGGATCTCTTGTCAAACCTGGCTGTGTATAGTTTCCTGTTTCAGTCAAGTATTTGTTTTCATTCTCCAACATAAGAGCTGTTGCTTTTGCAACTTTTGAAGATTTAATCTTCTTTCCCTCAACGAGAATGTCATTCCATTTTTTTACTAATTCCTTCAATTCCATTTTATTAAATTCCTCCATGTTTCTTTTTTTCGATTATATCTTATTTTCTTTCAACATTTTCAACCATGATTCTTTCTGCTTTTCGAAAGCAACATCGGTTGATTCTCCAATGCTGTTAGGCGGTCCATCTGTCGGTTTCGGTTCTCTCATTTCAGGAGAATCCGTCAACTCCATCTTTCCCTGTCCTGCATCGGCAGCCGGGGTTAAATTCTGCAAAGGTTTCATTGATCCACCGCATTTTGAACATGATCCAGGTGATCCTTTTGTGGTCATTACATTACCACATTTATCACATACAAACTGATCCGTTTCTGCTTCTGCTTTTGGAGTTTCTGTTCCTTTTGCAAGTTCCTCATTGACAAGCAAATCATACTTTTTGTCAATGTCCTCTTTTTCAGTAATATCACCAAGCAATGCTAATACCTTGGTTCTCACTGATTCTGTCAGACCATCACATTTCTTTCTCAAATAAATATGTGCGGCCATTTTCTTACTGTCATCAAGCAATTCCATCTTTTCACCAGTCAACTTGTTGACATCAGTTCTTAATTTTTCAATTTCATCCTTTGCTTCTTTCAATAGGTCACGAACTTCTTTATCCAAAAGACCTTCATCAAGACCTAAACGGATTTTGAACTGTTCGATCAATTCATCATAAAGTTCACCCTTACGAGCATACTTCAAAACTACTTCAGGAATTTCCATTTCTTCATCAATAACTGAATCGACGAAATTTGAAAACTTTGATGTAATGTCTTTCTTGTAGTCTTCAAACTTAACTTCAAATTCCTCTAATAGTTTTTCCCTTTCTTCTTTTAGAAGACCGTCTGCTCTTTCTCTTGCCTTTACATCGACAATACCATCGACTTTTTCTTTAATTTCTTTTTGCTTTGCTTCATCGAGTTTGTCAACATTTAATTCTTTCAATAATTGTTCTACCAACATTAGTTATATTCCTCCTGTGTATTTCTTTTTAGTGTCCTTGGCAGTATTTTAAATTACCATCTGTATCTTCCTTTTGTGGTTTCCCGCATTTCGGACATACATGTTTTGTCCCTTCATACTTATTGAACATTTCCTCTGGTTCAGGATCGAGCATTGGTTCTTCACCAAATTCATCATCTATATCTTCCGGTTCAACTGGTTCTTCTTGATCCCCTACTGATTCCAAATAACTTACAATGTCATCACGAAGCATCAATTGTTCATCTTCCAGTTTATCTGGATCAAGACTATAAACCAATTTTTCCATCTTCTCATAAATGCTCTCATCACCAAACTCTTCAAAATCTTCTTTCAAAGGTTGTTTGCTTTCTTTGAAGGGGGATAGAAGTTTCTTCATCTTTTTAGGATCGACTTTCTTCTTGTCCTTTGAATCCAACCATGTTTTAATTTTATCTTCTACATTACCCATCTAAATTACCCCTCCTACTTGTCATTATTATTTATACTCACCATAACAATATTATGATTTTATCAAATTTATATTATACTATCTATCTTTTTGATACAATTTACATATACCATGATACTCAACAGGCAGACTATAAGCATCAACATAATTTCCATATTATGATCCTTTTTCAATATCCATCAGAACTTGCCAAATCTTACGATGATATTCATCCTTCGCTTTTGCAATAAGTTCTTCTGCCCCAGGAACGATTGGTTTAATTTCTTTTGGAAGTCGTGGATTAGCCCATTCTTGCCCTTCATAAACACCATCTATCCATGAAGGATGGTTTGAAGGATCAGTTACCAAATCCCAAGTGATCAAACAATAGTCATCATTTACATATTTGTCTGTTTCAGAAACGGTTCCAAGACCTCTACTTGAAATACCGAGTCTACCCTCTTTGATCAAGGTCTTCGCAATATTTCCCATAGGGGTATTAAGAATCTTCGCCTTACCATAAAGATTATTATCATCTCTCCATTCCAAAGCCTCCGTTAAAATCGCAATTCTTTCTGGATTGATTTCTGGATTAGGCGGATGTCCAAGTTCTCCCCAAAGACATTTGTTCTGAATTTTTTCCATAATAGTATTGACTTCTCTTTCCAAAGTTGTCTTTTTATATTTTCTCTGGTTATTATTCATAAGTTCTGCTGTACTAAAAATACCGGCAATATATTTTGCATTATTATCGTCTGGGGTTTTCCCTTCATCAAGAACCTCAATATTATGAGAAACTTCAGTTATGATTTTCATCTTCACTCTCCCCCTCCTAATCTTCTTCTGATGGGCCGAATTTTGATCCATACTTCATTTCAAACGCATCTCTTACAGCCTTGAAAATCATTATCTGTTTCTGATTACTTGGAAACGCTTTTGATAGATCCGCAATCAACTGCCAAAACATAGCAAATTTTACAGGTGTATTCAATCTCTTTGCATACAAAGAAATTCTTCTCAGTCCCGTAGTATAACTTGCAATATCTTTTGCGTCACTGAAAGAAGAAGGAAGTGTAATCTCTTCATTCGTTTTTCCATTAACCAATTCAGACTCACTCAATAGTCTATTTAATTTCTTATCTAAATCCTTCATTGTTATTATGTCCTCCTGCGTTGTAATTCCGGTCCTTTTGGTTTAAAAGGATTTTGTAATGGAGACTGTTTCGGATTTTGTAATGGAGCTTGTTTCGGATTGATATCCTTTTCTAATCCTAATTTTTCTTTCAAGCGAACATCTCTTGCGGTTCTTACCAAATCCTGTAACTTTTCTTTTGCTCCCACAAAATCATCATTTTCAAAATCATCAAGCACTTGTTTTACATCTTTTTCTTCCATTTTTTTCTCCTTATTATAAATCTACATTTATTTATTATTTTTCTAATAAAATTCAACATACATCAAATTATTGTTGCTATCCACCTAATTCTTCTAAACGAGCATCTAATTCTTCACCCTCCGCCTCCAAATCAGATGTATCTTCAGTATCACCTGCGGCTAATTCATCTTGACTTGGCTCTTCGCCTATGAAATCACCACCACCTTCTTCGTGTGCTAACGGTGGGAACAACTTAACATCCGCTGTAAATCCTGCAAGATTTTCTTCTAATTCATCATCTGTCCATTTCAAATATTTTTTAATCAAATATGACTTTGAAAACTCTTGATTATTATTCAACGCATTATAATTAGCAAAGGTTTGTTCTAAGAACGCCTGTTCCATTGATTGTTTATAATGAGAAGGTGTTTGCATTTTAACTTTTATTTTACTTTTATCTAAATCATATTCTTTTTTTAATCCTTTAAAATCAAGATGCATCAAGAATAATTCTCTAAATTCTCTACACATAATTTCTTGTTGTCTTTCCAAAAATTTTGCCCACTTAATTTCATCTCTGGAAATTTCACTCGCTTTACTACCACCGAAAACTATTTCACCTTCCCGTCCTTCCTGTCCTGCAATAACCCTTGACATGGGATATTTTATTGATCTATATAATTTTTTCTGGAAATAATAAAGATCCGACAATTCTGTAAATCCAGCAGAATTACCACCGACAGTTTCAATTGATGAACCTCTTCCATCCGGTGAAGTTGGAATAAAGAAGTTTTCTAATATACTTAATACTTCTGGTTCTGCTGACATTCTACCCGTAGACGGATCATATGTTTGTCTCTTAATAAATCTGGTCTTTACTTTGTCAACAAACTTCATTGCTTTATCTTTTGGCATATTTCCTGTATCAATCTTAAATACAAATCTTTCCGGTGATCTAACAATACGAAATATAATAATTGCCGTTTCTATAAGTTTCAATTGATTATAAGGAACTTTTGCTTTTTCTAAATACCCAAACATTTCTTGTCGAGTTCTACCAAATAAACCATAATTTATAAAACCAATCTGTTCCGGTAAAAAGACAATTGTATTTCTATCTCTCTTCGCTTCTTCTATCGTAACAGGTCTTTTCATATTTGTTCCCAAATACTGATAAAACGCTTGAATTTTTAATGTCTTAGGATCATAAACATAATCTATTGTTTCTGATGGAAGTTTTTTAATATTCCAAATACCTTCAGACAATCTTTTTGTATTGACAATTCTTTCATAATATAATCTACCATCGACAAGAAATGATTTATACCAATCCCAAATCTTATCATTAATTGCTAATCTGTCATGAAATAATTCATTGAATTCTTTCAATAAAGTCTTTTTTATATTACTGTTCTTTGAAAGTTTTGCATCAATAATTTGTAAATTAAGAGACTGTCCATTATCATCTTCTTCTGTTGCTTCATTGGCAGCATCTTCAATAACATCTGCTATTTCTGGAGATTCTGCAATCTTTCGATACTCCATAATTTTTGAGTATTCCGTTTCAAATGGTTTATTGATAAATCTATTATAAAATCTATTGAAACCACCAAGACCATATGACCCATATCCAAGAGAAAAAACATCCTCTATACCTTCTCCGGCAGTGGTTTCCAGATTATAATCTGGTTGATCACTCCTTCCCTGGAATGCTTTTATTTCTTCTTGTACAATTTTCGACACTTCTTTTTGAGACACGCCAAATAATCTATCACGTAAACCCATAATTTTTCCCTCTGTTATATTTATAATTATTATTCATTCTTTTCTTTCAATTGCTTATCACCTTCAACAATATCATCAAATTCTTGTTTACTTGCTGCAATTTGGCGAATCTTATTTACTTCAATCAATCTCTGTCTCTCAGAAACAAACTTTTCCAAATCTAAACCAAGGTTCTTTCCTACAACATTTGCAACAACCTCTGTCCATTGAATTTCATTTCGTATTTGTTCTACCGCTTGTTGTGTTCCTATTTGTCTTGCATATAATTCTTGAACCATTAAAAATGTTCTTTTAGGCGCACAATCATTAACAAGTTTTGGTCTACTTCCTCCAGCAGAACCATCCATTGGTCCTTTCATCCACATCGACTCTATATAATTCATACATTGATTTGGGTTTGATAACATTAAAATTTTAGCAAACTCACACTTTTCGAAACAACAAGTATTTTCCATAATTTTCTCCTTAAAATTTATTCTACTATACTATATAACCTATATGAAGTTCTGCTGCACCATCAAAATATGGTTGAATATATCTTTTAACACCATAAGAAGAACCATCATCCCGTAAAAGAACATTAAGAGAATTATTCTGTACCCATCCAAGTCTACTTATAACAGTTTGTAATGCAGTAGCCAAATTAGGCGATTGATATTGAATATTATTTACAAATTCAGGAACAGAATTCCAACTTACTCCAGAAGTAAGATTCGCTGTAATTGTATAATATTGAGTAGCATTTGTTGGAGCAACTGCATTATCTGTATCTTGAAAATGAATAACGGCTCTACATGTTGTTCCTGATGTTGTATATCCCGTAATTACAAGATAAGCATATACTATTGTTGCTCCCTGTGGAACATTTATATTATTAAAATGAACCCAACTATCCCAAACAGTAGGCGTTTCACTGGAAAAACTTCCTAAAATCATTTGAGCAACAGTAGTAAAAAAAGCATTGGTTGGGTAAATATAAGTAACCTCAACTTTTGTTCCTATTCCAGTTCCACCGTATGTTGTATCATATATACCAAGTATATAATTTGATCCAGAATATTTTACATCAATACCAACTACAGTTTTAGGAGAACCAACATTATCAACAAAAATAATTGCATCAGCACTTCCACTTCCACCTGTTGTTTCATTATATCCGTTCGGTGCATCATAAGTAGTCCCTGGATCATTTATTGATATAGAAGTAATAACACCACTACCGTCCACTGTCTCAACTTTAACTTTACCATCTCCTGTACCACCTGTCAATGTAAGAATATCCCCGACTTGATAACCACTTGTTCCACCATATGCTATAGAAACAGATGTAATTGGTCCTGATATATAAGTAATACGAATCGTTGCATTATTATCACCGCCTACTATAGTAAGGACATCCCCAATATCATATCCTGTTCCTGCAACATTTATTATTACTGATATTACACCAAGCGGTGAAGGATGTGTATATCCTTCTTCTATTGCTGATGTAACAAAACTTATAACTTCTGTTGGATACCACGCCTTAAATGTATGTGATACATCAGCAACAACTGTAACTTCTGGTGTATATTCATAATGTACACCATCTTTTGTCCATCTATAAAAATCTGCTGATGGTGCTGTTAAGGTTACACTTGTTCCAAAATTATATCTTCTTGTAAATGACATTATGTTGTTCCTCCACTATTACCATCCAAATCAGCAGGAGATACATCAATATATGTACTTGGAATAGAAGAATCAATAGTTAAAACGGCAGAAGCAGTATTCACATAAACTGCATTCAAAGTATAATTATTATCAATCGTTACTGTAGCCATCGAATCGGTTGTATAATCAACACCACCCAACGTCCATTTCTGAAAAGCATAACTTGTTCCTACTACCATCGGTGCTATAAATGATGCAATCGTTCCATTATACCATTTTCTTGAAATTCCTTGATTTGTATATCCATCAGTTCTACCAAGATTATCAATTGGATATATTTTTACAAGTATTCCTGCGGGAGTTTCCCCAGATGAAGTAACTGTAACTGTTCTTTCAACATTTACAGGTATTGATCCTGAAGCCCTTTCACATAAAATTCCAACATGAGCATATGGTCGCCATGTATTAGGCTCATATGCGGCAGTTGAAACATACCCGGCCGGAGTAAAGGTTGAAACATCAACTTGATTTGTCATAGTAGCGGCTGCTGTACCAGAAATATGACTATGTACTGCTCCACCAGGATTTAAAGTTGATGTTGCATAATCATATTGTCCACTTGAAAGGCTGGTAAGATCAGAAAGTTGACCAGCAACATTTCCCTGTCTGGATACTCCAACTTCTCCACCCCCACCAACTAAAACAGTTCTATCTGGATATGTATGATAATGAAGTGGAGTTTCTGCTATTGATGGACACACACCATATACAGTATGTGAATGTGTACCTACTGTATGAGTATGTGAAGGACCATTATGATTATGAGGATATTCGGCATGAGTATGTGCAGTTTGTATCCAAAGCCCCCAAAGATAACCCCCTGTATTATTATATGATGCAATTCCACCAGTACCACCCTTTATTGCAACCAGGCTATCCGCTGTACCATAAATAATATTCCATCCAGAAGGTGCAGTATTTTCATACAACCACATTCTCCTACCATCAGTGAAAAAACCATCAGCGGTAGCACCGGCATCTATAGTAATTGTTCTTGATGTCGTATTCGATACTACTGTTACTGAAGGGCTGGCTGCTGCAAAAGTAAGCATTCGTGTTGTATATGATCCAGATGGATACCCCATTAATATTGATGATTGACCAGTTACAGCAACACTTCCCCACGAAGGAAAAGCATATAAACTCACTGTTCTTGTGGTAGGATTAGTAAAAATATTAAATCCCGATTGAATTCCTGGAGTATCGAAAATAAAAGTATCTCCTGCAACAATTGTTTGTATTGATAATCCACTCGCAACAATTCTTCCAAAACTATATGATGTAGATAAAGATAATGATTTTGCTGTTGGGTTCGGTGTAAATGTTATACCATTTCCATTTACAAATGTCAATACATCTGCTCTTGCATTAGCATTAATATCACTTTGTCCAGAAACATTAATTTCACCAACTCCATAAAAAGGAACCCATTTTGTATTCGTACCAATAACAACTGTATCAAGAGTGCTGTTATATACAAATCTTCTTTTATCAGATGAAGAATATGTTGCAATATCAGGACTTGTAACAGTCTGTATTGTATGCTCACCTATAATATCCATTTCATGAAATTGCATAATTATATATTCCTTTATGTTCTTTCAACAATAATACCAACAGCCGCATAAGGGCGCCATGTATTTCCAGGTGAAGAATTTACCCACGGCCCAGAATTTGAAATTCCAGCACCAGCTCCCGCACTTGATGATGTAAACGGTGTTGTAGCAGTAGTATTTCCGTGACTATGACCTAATCCTTGTGCAGACACCGTTCCCCCTGTATTTACTGTTGATATTGTCATTCTTGAAAGAGTATTAACACTACAATCATAATCATGTCTTGCGACAGGAAGTACAATAGGCGGGCTGGCTGTTTGTAATTCATAATAATCAACTAAAGTATGATAATGATTTGGAACATGATCTATAGTCAACGGAAAAGCAGGAACATTATGAATATGATCAGATCCTGTATGAACATGATTTGTTGGGATATTCATTGAATGTGAACCACCAAGATGAGAATGGCTGTTTATACTCCAAGTCATCGTTGCAGGAGTTCCACCGATACCTATAAGAGCATCACCTGTACCAGAAACAATTCTCCATCCAATAGGAGCGGTATCATTAAAAATATATACCTTTGCATCAGCAAAAAATGTATCAATACCAAAAGTCAATGTTCTCGTTGAAGGATTTGTTGTTATAGTAATTCCCGTTCCAGGAACAAAAGTCAACGTATCATTTGTTGTTATTGCTGAAATGGTTGGCTGTCCCGCAACACTTACTGCCCCATAATTGGGAGTTTGTGAAAACCATATTTTTCTAAGAGAAGAAAACCCCGATACTGTAATTCCATTATTGCCGTACATAAGAAAATTATCATTGATCCATGTTGCTATTGCATCAGAAGTGGAAGGTTCACCAGCAACATGAATTCGACCAAAATTATTTGCAAGTGTTAATGTTACAGTTTTTCCTGTTGGATTTGTAGTTATTGATACACCTAATCCTGCTTCAAGAGTCAAAATATCATATGGACTATTTATAATTATATTACCTTGACCAGAAACACTTACCTTTTGAATATTAGCAAAACTTATCCATTCTGAAAGACCACCAATATAAAAAGTATTTTTATCTTTGGTATACAATATTCTCCCCTTATATGCTGAAATCCATGTAGGAAGAGTATCCGCTTCTTGTATCCAATATTTTCCATTCGTATCTACTTTATGATATTGCATCTTTATACCTTTTGAATAATAATTCCTTGGTTCATAACCGGCCTCCAAGCATCTGCTTCTAAAGAATTATCAGAAGAATCCCATGAATTATGTGCAACATAAATACCAGCACCCTCAATAACCGGCGCGCCGCCTGTATTAATACCAGTGTTTCCATGACCATGTGAAGTTCCATATGCCGGCATATTACCATCTGATTTTACAACACCGGCTGAAGTTCTGGTATAAGAAAGCCGTTGTATTTGACCATTTAATCCACTACCAAATGTAGTTCCAGCACCAGAACCAGCAAACCTATCATAATAATTATGAGCATGATTTGGAAATTGACTTAAAGATAAAACCACATTCGATGTTGAATGTACATGAGAACTTAAAGAATGTATATGTCCCTGTGTATAATGAAAGTGTGTGGCGCCAGAATGTTTATGTGTCGGATGAGCCCATGACCCCGCTATTGTTCCACCAGAAACAGCATAAGTACCCGAAGCCGCTTTAACAGCAAGAAGGGTTCCATTTTGTGAACTTGTATTTGTATGTATTATCCATCCAGCAGGTGCTGTAGTTTGATATACCCATATCTTTCTTCCAGGTGCAAGAAACCCATCTCCACTACCAACAGAAACAGTTATTCTTCTATTAGTTGGATCACAATTAAAATATAAGGATGATGATGCAAGTTTAATTAAATCTCCAGATTGCCCAGCATATATTAAACCAGGAGATGCTGCCGATTTAATAACATACATACTTTGTTTTCCACCAATATTTATTCCCTTTATTCCAGGAGCAAGGGTGTTTATATTTACAGAACCACCACTCGCTTCAAACGTCAATGTATCACCAACAGATGTTGCAGATATTGTTTCTCCCCAAGGACTTGTAATCTTTCCCCATGTCGGAATAGATGTAAATGTAACTTTTTTGCTTGCAGGGGTTGTTGTAACTGTTAAACCGATTCCAGAAACAAAAGTCAAAGTATCTTCAGCAAGAGTCATATGAATATGTTGTGCTGATCCTGATACTTCCACTGTTTGAAAACCGATATAATTTTTGAATGCGGTAGCAGAACTAAAAACAAAAGTATCTATATCCTGTGCATATAAAAATCTACCTTCCACAGCCCCGCTTACGCCAGGAGTAGTTGATAGCCTTTGTGTCAAGTTACTACCCTGCATGTCGATCTCATGAAAAATCATTAAATACAACTCCCTTTTATATAATATCTCTATCTATTTATAATATCATTTTATTCAATTCTCTAATAGGAGGAGATTTTTTCAATTCTTTTACATTAAGAAGAGATTTTAGTATTCTTTGTTTACATTTCCATGATAATTTTTTCATCATTTTATCTTCCACTTTTAAAACTTCTGGTTCTTCAAGCATTTCACCATAAAAATAATGTATACATTCATGTATAAAAATTGAAAGAGGATCATCTTGACAATTATGATCTATAAGAATACATATAATATTTCTACCATCACTATATGCTATATGTTTATCGGTGAGTATTTCAAGATCCATCAAAGCAGAAGGCTCTACAAATTTACGCCTTTTAGCCGTCATACCTGTTATTTTAATTAGGAATGGTTGTTCATGTGTATAATAAAGTCTACCATCCCATTTATTACCCATTTTGCAGAACCAAATTTTTTCAATAAATCCTTTTGTCTCTACAAGTTTAGCAATTTTTCTATATAAACAATTCTTTTTTATACTCACATATTTATTTTTAAAAAAAGATCGTTCTATCATTGCTTGTATTTATAAAATGTAGGCCAAAAAAAAGGGAGTGAAACTCCCTTTAATTAAATAGAATATTGTTATTCTATATTTATTCTTTTTCCTTCTTTATGCATCTTCGAGAAATCATATTCAGATTGAATATCATTTTTTCGTAAAATCTCTTGATATTCTTCTTGATCATCCTCTCCCAATTCATAACCCCTCATTCCCGCTATCAATAAAAGAGTTCTACGAACAAGTCTCATTTTTCTTCGAGTATCAAAATAAAAAACTGTAAACAAAGAAGCATAAATGATCAAACCATACATAAAAAAATCTAACATACAACCTCCCTAATTTTTCTTATTATTATAACATATATCAGATTTCTTGTCAATAGATAAATTCAATAATAAAATCAAGTCTTTAACGCATTATGTATTGCTTTCTTTACCATATCAGGTGTAATACTTATCATACATTCGAATTTTTTGTTCCTTGGGCACCACATCCAATTACCCCGATCAAATGTAACACTCAAATCAGAAACACAACTATTACAAACATTTTTGTTTATAACTCTTTCACAACTATGCATTTCAGAATATTCAGGACTAAAACCAGAAATCATAACTGTAGGGACATTCAATCCCCAAGCAACCCACGCTGGACCAGAACTTACACCTACAAAAATATCTGCATATTGAATATTTCTTACAGTTTCTTCTATCTGATTTCCCGTATTTTTAATTACATTTTTAAGTTTCGTACTCTCTTTACTTATAACCATAACCTTATATCCAATAGAGTTCAAATAATCAACTATTGTTTGCCATCCGCCTGGATGTAACCAATGTTTACACTGGAATGTTGAATATTCCGCAATACACACATACTTTTCAGGTATCGGTCTTGGTTTTATTGATCTTGTAATTTTTGGTTTTATTTCAATATAATCCAATCCCAAATAATCAGTTGCTACTTGTTGAAGAGGAATTACTCTCCAATTATTCTTATTCTTTGAATAATCATTATCATAACAACCTATTGTATAAGACGCATATAAATTTTTTATTTTATTTCCAGGAGACATAAAAATAATATCTTTATATTCGTTTTTATAAAGATCATTCCAAAAAGTTATTGCATAAATTATACAATTATATTTTTTTCTAAACTCTTCTATATATGGAACCCATGCAAGCGTATCACCAAGAGATTTACTGTTAAGTGTAATACAAACTTTTTTACCCTTCAAATCAAAAAGATGCTCTGAAATAACTTTATTGTCTTTTTCAATTTGACATTTCCAATTAACAAAATATCTTTTATTAGGAGACGACCAATTATTATTTTCTATATCCCATTCATAAAACAATACATCAGTATCATTATCAATAAATTTAACGTGATACTTCTCTTTAGTATGTCCCAATATTTCTATTTTTGCACCGTCAATAAATGTATAATATATTTGGTTTTCTTTATCTTTATCAAATCCCAAACTATCAGATCCTTCCCATTTCCTGCATATTATTCTATCATCATAAAATTTAAATTTTGTTCTCGTATATTCTGTTGTTTGATGAAATTCCATATTTCTTTCATCATGATTAATTTTCACTGTAACAGTTCCTTTTTTTTCTGGTAAAACAAGATATGTAATATCTCCCCCAGGAACAATATTTTTAATTTCTTTTCCATTATATTTTATAATTATTGATTGTTCTTTTTCTGTAGTATTAATAGCAAAAATAATAGGTTTCTCTTCATATGTTTCTGAAAGTAAAATTTTTATTCCAGGTTCTTTTTTTCCTTGATCAATAATATTTCTGTTTATAATAATTTCTTTCTTTAAATCAGATGAAAAGAAATATCCATTATCAAAAATACCTTTATCCTTAAAATACATATACAACCAATTTTCAAAAATAAGATCATTCTCAGGTCCAATTCTTTTTGCTATATCTTCATTTATAGAACGATATTCTTCCCAACTGTTTATAGGAACCAAACAATCATCCATTAGTTTTATATTGAAAGAAAATAAATTTGTAACAATACCAATTTTATCAATCAAACCAATAATAACTCTACGGTTTTGTTCATCACTATAAGGAAAGAATATAAAATCTTTACCGTTTGCTCTTTGTTCATTTACATTTTCCAAATACTTATCTAAGTCAACATCAATATCATACTCAATAAAATGAGCAAAATTAAATTTATTTTTTGCAAAAGAACATCCATTTTTCAAAGACGAATAAACACCAACCGCATGATACCGTTGTTCATATGAAGAAACAATTTTTAAAAAATTATCTCTTACCCACCACCAATTCAAATTCCAATTCTCACTCATTACATTTTTACTATCATAAACTATATGATCCACTTCCTTTTGAACAATACTTGATACAGGATAATGAGTAACAATAATAATTGGTTTATTATATTTTTTCAATTTCTGAATTGTGTTCAATAAAAGTTTTTCTTTTTCTTCAGTATCAGTATAACAATCAAGAAAAAAAACATCATCATTATATTCTATTTTCTTTTTATATGCTGTTACATTCATACACTGTTGTTCGTGTGAAAATACATCTTCTACTTTTATATTATTATTATAAAATCCCACTTCATTAAGTAACAACTTTATTCTATCTTTTGTAAATCCTGTCTTATGATACTCTCCTTCATTTTCTTGAAGACCAAAAATAGTATTGATTGGATGATCCCATCTTTCATTCTCACCCTTTTCCAAAAAATTTTTTATACACCATTCAAAATCTGGAACTTCCAAAGATAATTTACCATCATAAGATAAAACTCTATGCATCTCTTTCAATGCTTTATGAACATCCATTTTACTGAGATGTTCAATCATATGAGAACTCACTACTTCATCAACAGAACCATTTTCAAAAGGTAATAACAAAATATCTGCTTGAATATCAGCATTTTTATCATATTTATCAATTTTTATATACCCATCACCTTTTGATTTAATACCAGATCCTACATCTATTTTGACAGGATAAAATTTTCTCGCATTAATAGTATTAATTGTCTCCAATGCAATTTGAACTGCGTTATCCCAAGAAAACTTTTCAGACACTTTCTTTGCTTTTTCTACTGCTTTCTTTTTACAATCAATATAATTTTCATATACCTCTCTCATCAATAATTTCATATGATCATAATCAGGCTCAGACCAGACACCGGGAGTTGTCCCATCCGGTTGCATAAAAACTTTATCAGGTTTTGCAAAATCTTTTACATTCACCAATAATGAAACATCTTTTGCAAAATCTAAAGGTGCTCCCCAATTCGTTGTTATGGTTGGTGTTCCACAAGCAATTGCTTCGATCAAAGGCAAATTCCAACCTTCCGATCTTGAAACACATAAAAGAACATTTCCTTTTTTCATATATCGAATATATTCTTTTCTTGGTAAATAATGTAAAACTTTTACTCTACTATCCACAAGATTATGATATTTCAATCTTTCTTCTGTAGAATGCATCCCATCAACAGAAAATGGATTATCTACTGATATAATAAGATCAACAGGTTCTTTTTTATCAAATGTTTCCAAAAAACCCCTGATCATTTCCATTATATATTTTCTATCATCCCATCTCCCGAAAATAAGAAATTTAAATCTACCATCTTTATCTGAAATATCTTCTGGAAAAAATGTTGATCCATCAACTCCTTCTGGAACAACCTTTACTCTATCTTGTGGATATCCTTGTTCTATAGAGCAATCTCTTTGCCATGTAGACGGAACCCATAATTGTTCAAAATTCAAAAGTCTCTTGAAAAAAGCATCTGGTTGTCTTGTAGATTCCCAGACATTATACGCAATAGTCGGGCCTTTATACTCATTAAAATACCAAAAATGATTTGTTTCCAAAAGAATTATATTAAGAATTTTTGCTAATGGTTTTGGTTTAAACGGCGTTCCAATTTTCCATGGCGGTTCCCCCCATTCTTGGTATATGGTCATATCTTTTTCAAGTTGACTAAGATGGGATAACTCTGGCATATGAGAAAAATTATGAACTCTGACAGGAATGAAATTATTTAGGCGAGTAAAAAAATCTCTACTATGTTGACTATAACCTGTTTTTGAAACCCAACTACAATGAGCAATCACATAATCAAAATTATACATTTTATTTTCCTTTTATACTTTATAAATCTTTTCTTATTATACACTATTTCTAATAACTTGTATACATTTAAAAAATCCATATTGATATTTGATTATACTTCTTAAAGAAATCCATTATATTGTTTCCACACAAGTCATATCCATACTTATCCATAAATCCTCCCGGTATAAAAATATGATCAGGTTTTTCATGTATGCTAAGATATTCGTTTAATGCCTTGGATAAATCGTTGATCATAAATAATCCAGTACATTCAATATTTCCACCATAGGTATCATTTTTTACTGCGAGAACAGTATTTTTTACAGGAATACCAAGTGCTAATTTATCCAAAAGATCCCTAAATCTTTCTTCTGAGGATTCAGATGTTAGCCATAAAAATTTACGATGACCTTTTTCATAAAAAGCATATAAATTATTTACGATTGAATCAAAATTTACATACAATGCTTTTCTTGGATCTAAATGCCAATTATATATAAAGGAATATTTCCTACTCATCTTTTCTAAAAATAAAGATAATTCCATTTTATCATATTTCAGTTTATCTATAACTGTAGATTTAGTATCTTTAGTATATCCTGGAGCATATATGATGATACTTTTTACATTTCCAGATAAAAATTTAAAAGTATTTTCTAATTCTTCCCAACCTATCCATGAAGGCATTGGGGTTATTGATCCAAATATACCAATATTATATGATTTTAATAATTGAAAAGAATTAAGGGCTGTATAATAATGATCATCTTTTAGGCCAAATACTTCTTTCCAATGCTGTAAATTTACAGTTGGAAATGAAATTGTTATTTCTATTGGATTGAATGTAGATAATTTTTTGATAAGATCAGTAGTAAGCATTGATCCGTTTGTGGTAATTTTGATTGTATTTTTAAATTTTCTTCTTATAACATTTAATATTTCAAAGAATTTGGGATGTAAAAATGCTTCACCTTCTGATATTCTTCCAGGAAGGCTTTCATTCAACATTATTGGACCATCTAAAAGAGGTGTTGCCCAGACCACCTTTTCTATTTCTTCCAATGAACGAAATTCACACCTTTTTATTTCAAAAGGATTTTGCTCATTAGAACAAAATATACATTTTGCGTTACATAAAGATGTTATTTGAAATTGATTTGGGGCATTAACCGAAACATTTTCAAAAAAATAATCACTAAAATTTTTTAACGGAATTACATTATTCACAGTTTATATCTCCTTTTATTATATTATTTATTACTTTTCATTTACGCTTCCATCCATTCTACTATACAAAGTCCAGCACCACCAACACCACCTTTGCCTCCAGCGGTATTATTATTTCCACCGCCACCGCCTCCACCACCACCAGAACCATTTACACCGACAAGACCATCTGTTCCAGCAGTAGCAATTACCCAGTTTCCACCATTTCCACCTTGACCAAATGGAGTAGAACCTCCCCCACCGCCTGCGCCTTTCGCTCCAGTTCCATTTAAACCACCAGCAACATTAAAACAAATTCCACCCTTCTGGCCTGCTGTAGTATTATTTCCTCCTCCACCTCCCCCGCTTCCACCACATCCAGTTATATATTCTACTGTTATATTTCCGCCAGGAGTTGGAGTTATTGCTCCTCCAGCACCACCCAAAGTTCCGCCACCCGCACCACCTTTTCCTTGCTTTGCTTCAGAGCCGTTAAGTCCACCATTTCCAGGAAGTCCGCCAGCAGCAATTAATTTTGTACTGAAATTTGAAGCACCACCTGTACCCCCTTCTCCTCCTATAGCATTTTTGGCGGCGTTTGCTCCAGATGTTCCGCCGGCTCCAATTGTGATAGTATACTCTGTAGCACCAACAACGGTCAATGGATATTTTACAATAATTTCTCCTGCTCCACCACCACCAGCACCACCACCTTGATTAGCTTTACCTGCACCACCGCCGCCACCCCCACCTCCTCCACCACCAACAAGTGTAACCCATACAAGTGTTGAATTAGCGTGGGAAGTGAATTTTCCAGTAGCGATAAATAAATTAGATTTGGTTATTGCTCTTGCCATTTATGCAACCCACTCTATAATACAAACTCCGTTTCCGCCTTTTCCACCTGCTCCACCTTCTTTGTTTGCATTTCCTCCCCCACCTCCGCCACCTCCACCAGATCCATTAGAACCAGCAGAACCAGCAGTTCCATTAGTAGCAACTACCCAGTTCCCACCTGCACCACCTGCACCAAACGGAGTAGAACCTCCACCACCTCCAGTGGCATTTGCCCCAGCAAGGATACCACCACCAGCAGTATTTAAACAAACTCCACCAGCTTTTCCAGGTCCAGTATCATTTCCGGCACCACCTCCACCAGATCCGCCTGCTCCCCAACAATAACTTGAGGTAACAGCAACACCGGCTACTTTTTCTGCTCCACCTGCTCCACCTTGTGTTCCACCACCATTTCCACCATTTCCACCGGCTCCAACAGATTTTCCACCAAGGTTTCCAGGAAGCCCACCAGCAACAAGAAGTTTAGTAGAAAAATTAGAATTTGCTCCAATTGTTCCTATTTTTCCAACAGCGTCAACACCACCTGGCCCACCACCAGCCCCACCTTCACCAATAGTAATGGCATAAGATGTTTTACTTACAACGGTTACAGGAACTCTCCAGGCGGTTTCACCACCACCTCCACCGCCGCCACCCGCTCCTTGTTTTGTGGCATTTGCTCCACCACCACCACCGCCACCACCTCCAGCACCAACAATTGTAACCCAAAGTAAAGTTACATTTTCTGGACTTACCCAAGCAGCATCAGTAGCAGAAATTATTTGAGATTTTGTATATCCCGATGTTCCAGATGTTCCTGAAGATCCCGATGTTCCCGAAGACCCTGAACCAGATGTTCCCGAAGATCCTGACCCTGATGTTCCACTTGAACCAGATGTTCCCGAAGACCCTGAACCAGATGTTCCCGAACTTCCCGATGTTCCCGAACTTCCCGATGTTCCCGAAGTCCCACTTGAACCCGATGTTCCCGAAGATCCTGAACCTGATGTTCCTGAAGATCCTGACCCTGATGTTCCCGATGAACCCGATGTTCCCGAACTTCCCGATGTTCCCGAACTTCCCGATGTTCCCGAAGTCCCGCTTGAACCCGATGTTCCCGAAGACCCGGCGGCACCAGATGTTCCTGAACTTCCCGATGTTCCCGAACTTCCTGATGTTCCTGAAGATCCTGAACCGGATGTTCCCGAACTTCCTGATGTTCCCGAAGATCCTGAACCGGATGTTCCCGAAGACCCTGAATCTCCCGATGTTCCCGAAGACCCGTCTATACCTGAAGTCCCACTTGAACCCGATGTTCCCGAAGATCCTGAACCTGATGTTCCCGATGAACCCGATGTTCCCGAAGACCCCGATGTTCCCGAAGATCCATCAATACCAGATGTTCCCGAAGATCCATCAATACCAGATGTTCCCGAAGTCCCGCTTGAACCCGATGTTCCCGAAGATCCTGAACCTGATGTTCCTGAAGATCCTGAAGTTCCAGAAGATCCTGACCCTGATGTTCCCGATGAACCAGATGTTCCCGAAGAACCTGACCCCGATGTTCCCGATGAACCCGAAGTTCCAGAAGACCCCGCTTCTCCCGATGTTCCACTTGAACCTGAAGTTCCAGAAGACCCCGCAATACCAGATGTTCCAGAAGATCCTGACCCCGATGTTCCCGAACTTCCTGATGTTCCCGAACTTCCTGATGTTCCCGATGAACCCGAAGATCCCGATGTTCCTGAAGATCCTGTATCACCAGATGTTCCCGAAGATCCTGACCCTGATGTTCCACTTGAACCAGATGTTCCCGAAGATCCTGAACCTGATGTTCCTGAAGATCCTGAAGTTCCAGAAGATCCTGACCCTGATGTTCCCGAACTTCCCGATGTTCCCGAAGATC